CTCTTTGCAGAGACGGAAGTAGAATTGCCGGCTTGGCCGGCTTCGGAGTTTTTTACTAACTCCTCCTTGTCTTCTTCACTTATTGCATTTAACTTCTGAGCCACGTTCACGATCTTCTCCAATCGTGCTGCACTCATATTTTGACTTAAAACCGGATAATCTGCAGGCTTTAATAATAAAACGCCATCCTTATCACATACAGTACATACAGCTAACTTTGCTCTAAAGTCATCAGTAGCTTGTTCAAATCCTGTTACGTGACCTGCTGCATTCTTTGTTTTCTTAATAAGAGACTGTTCAAATGTATCTCTTTCTCTTCCTGTCATCTGGCGAACATGAACTGTTTCACCTTTTCCTAAATCAACTTCTTTTACTTCAAGTTCTTCTTTTTTAAGAAGTGTTTCTCTGTTTAATAAATTACTCATCTGATTATGTATTTAATTGTTAATAATAAAAATTCTTGATTAGAATTATAATAATTTATGCTGAACCGGAACCGGAATTCACCGTTACCTGTCCACTAACTTTCAAGGTGACATCTGCTGTTACTTTATCGTCAGCAGGTATCCCTAAACCTAACTCCGTTACAAGAGCTTCAAATTCAAATGACGTACCGTCATCATCTGGCAGAAAGATTTCATAATTCTGAAGATCATCATCCTCAAAATCTGTATTCATCGTATCATATGTATCTCTGGTAAAATTCATAGGCAAGGTTACTGAACCTCCATCCCTGAATCCACCAATAAACTCACGATAACCACCAGTAGAATCTAAAGAAGTAACATCAATCGTATCCCTTGATTTATTAGGACCTGTGATTGAATTTATTTCGGCAATGTTTTCCCAACTGGAACCATTCCATCTCCGAAAACTTGTGCCTACTCCACTAATTGCACTACTCATAATTTACCTCCTTTGTAAATTTAAAACTTTCAACGCCTTTGAGCATTGAAATTCACGCTAAATTGTTCTCTTCCACTCTCATCCTGTCCCAATGAAGCGGGGCCACTGGTACATTGGATTACTGTGTATACAGTTCCATTTATGGTTTGATGTGATAAACCATGTAAGGCAACTTGTATGCTTTGTGCAAGATCATATCCTGCAATATATCCTGTATTTCTAACTAATATCTGTATTGAAGGTCTTTCATACCCTTGCGTCTCTAATCCTAAATCTGTTCCATACCCACCTGTATCTATTACTGTTACACAATTATTTGGTTTTGCAGGTTGTTCTGCAATAAATAAATTGGAGGCTAACGTAAGGCCTAAAGCGGATAGCGTTCCTAAATAAGTCTGTATATCTTCTGCCGGTGAGTTCATAATTTTATCCTTTTATTCGTACATTATCTGCAATTACTTGTACTATCTGTTTACTATTTCTTTCAAAATGTGTTTTAAAATAGAAAGGACCCGCCCCTTCTCTTTTAAACCTTGCCGCCTGCATTTCATGTACAGGTGCGGCATAAAAAGCACTAAATCCTGTAATAACAACTGGTTCCGTTCCTCCTGTCATTCCTTTTGCTTGCATTTTTAAAGCTGTATGATCTTTCTTCATTCTGCCAGCTTTTACCCCTGTTTTGGGGTTATCTTTAAAAGTACCACTCTTAAAAGGGTCTTTCGCTTGTCCCTTAGCAGCCACAGCAAACCAACTTGCTCTTAAATTACCTTTATCAATAGGAGTTCTTGGAGAGGATTCTTCTGTTTTTTCTCTAACTAATACAGCAGCATCTAACAAGCCTCCATAAGTTCTGCCCTTAATCATTTTTATTTCAGCATTAAGTCTGGCCATCACTTGTGGAAAACCCCTCATTGTTGCTAAATTTCCTCCTATTGGTAGTCCCATTATAAATATGCGTTACGTAAATATCCTGTTGTATTCAATGCTTTCACTTTCTCAAACCCTTTAATAATAAAGGCATTCTCAATATCTATTGGATCGAGTGTATCTAGTGTTCCTGAACTATCTGCACTGTCACTCTCATCCAAATCAATCAAATCTTCTAAATCCCCTAAATATAAATACCCGTTCTTATCAACATCCTCTTCTACGTAAACGACTGCCTTTGAAACATACTCCTGACCATCATCATCCTCACGTATCATTGTGTGCTCTTCCCAACGACAATCTATCTCTACTGGTTCATCAAAAGTGAAACTCCCCCTACCATCATTTGTAGGTGATCCCCAATATACAGCCGTTTGGTTCAATTTCTTTAATATAAAGTCTGATATTCCCATTATTCAAAACTTGGTATTGCAAAAACAGTAGCATTTTGGGCACCTGCTTTTCCCATTTTTCCTGTAAAATCTAAAATCAAAACATTCCTACCATAAGGTGTAGTTGATAACATCTTGGAACCTACTCCAAAATAAACCACTGCCTCACTATAAAGAACTTCCGCAGCACCTAATTTCTCCTGTTTAGTCATGCGATCTATCGTACTGACTATCAGATGAGCAGTAAGCCATCTTTCTAATTCTTTTAACATTACAGTAGTGATAACACCATCATTCTCAAATATCTTGGTGATTAAAGCATTTGCCCCGATAATGTATGTATCTACTACGGCATCTGATACGGTACTATCGTTCAAAATCTCTTTTACTTCCGAAGCTGTTACTCTGTTTGCCATTTTAAATGTCCTTTCTTTTTCTACTTTTATACAATAATGGATCAATGTAGGTTAATACTTCTACTTTCCAAGGTAATTCCAACCACTCCAACGTATCATATAATTGCTTGTAATCACCATGAAGCATTCTCTCCGGCCAAATCACCTTACAATTCAATCCCTCTGTAATCATTTCCACAAACTTATTCTCATATTCATGAATCCACTTTAACCAACCTTCTTCATTTTTATAGGCATTCATGTAAGCTGTTTTCATACAAGACTGAACAATATCCCCTGGTTTTCTACGAACAATAATCCACTTTGCATCTGGATAAGCATGATTCCAAACTTGCCAAAGTAGAGCACTCCGAGAGTCTTTATACATCCATGCACCACCTTTATAATTCTCAGCAACCATTATTTCTTCTATATTAGCTTTCCAATCCACAGGGATGTTCTTAATTGTTTTTGGTAAAGGAGATTGCCCTAATGGATCACAACCAATACTATTCAAATAAGGTTTGACAATAGCTTCTTTAATCCTGTCATTCTCAAACATTCCTCTTTTATTGGTCATATAACCCCCAAAAGCACCACATATATTAAGTACTCCGGCGACTAATCCTGCACCGGCACGTGATGTCCCTGTGACAAGTATTGGATTTTTCATCTGTACATTTCTTTAACCATTTCTCTTTCTTCTCGTTGATCTTCTCTCTTTGTAGTTCTTATTTTCTGTTGAGGGTGTCTTCTGTAATGTGCTAATGTAGCATCACAATACCCTATTTTCATTCCTGCCTTTAAACAACGTAAATTAAATTCATATTCTTCTGAACCACCTTTTGCCCCTAATTTCTCATCAAAACCCCCTAATTTCTCAAATACTTCTCGTTTGTACATTAATGTAGCCGAATGCATAACATTCTTCTTTAACATATCTTCAAGCGTAGGATAAGGCATCCTGGGTTTCTTTAAACGTGTGGTTGGTTTATATGTCCAAAATTCAAGAGCATTTCCATGTATAAAATCTGCATTCTGATTTTCCATTGCCATTATTGAATCCTCTATACAATTTGGAGTTAGTATATCATCTTCATGTAAATACTTAATATAATCCCCTGTTGCCTGATTCAATACTTTATTAAAATTAACTGTCCATGTACCATCACCTTTACTAATTAATAACTGTACGCCCTTCGGCACACTTGCAATAGCCTCCTTTAAAAAGCCTCTATCCTTATTATAAGGTATTATAACAGTAACCTTCTTTAAAGGCTGTAAACGCTTCGGAAAGCTCTTAGAAACGTAATCCTTCACCCACTTTATATCCTGTGCATCAAAGATACGAGGTTTTCCATGAAAACACACTAAATTACTGTCTTTTGGAAGTTCTGTCAATAATATATTTTTCCTTTCCTTAAAATCCTTTATTGTATTTGTTAAACCTTGCCAAAAAATATCAGCTTGTGTAACTTTCCATAAAAAAGCATCCATTCTAAAACCAAGGTTATTTTTATTAAGTTTCCAAAAAGCATTCCAAACAGCTTTTATCTTTTCTGACTTAGCAGGAAACCAAACCAAACCAGTTGCTAATTTACCTTTCTGCCAAAAATCTTCAAGTGTAATAAACTTACTTTCATCCTCTACCAAATCAAATATATTTTCAAGTGACTGAATAATTGCTGTGTCTAAATCAACATATAAGAAAGGACGGTATTTTTCCATTTCAGGACTATATAATTGTATTCTTGACCATGTACCAGGATATTGATTAGTAATAGGAATCAATTTAACATTCCCTAAATCATAATCTTCTTTAGCTCTATCCCATAAACAAATGATCTGAGGACGTATTTCAGACTTCCATTCACCGTTAATGTGATCTAAAGCCAATTCTACATCATTATAAGTGAAATCCCCTCCACTCCGTAATACCAACACTATCGTTTTTCTATTACTCATTCTTAATCTTATTTTTCCAATACTCAAATGTGAGTTTCTTTAAATTCCACTCTGTCATCTGTATTCTTTGAAGCTCGAACAATAAAAACTCTTCTGTTAATTCTTCCCAATCATTTACAAAACAAATTGGAAGATCCTTATAAAACTGATTGTTAATGTTTCTCTTTTCAATAGGAATAGACTTCATATAAAGTGTTTCCCAAGTCCTATGTGTATCCATTCCATTCCCTTCTGGACAAATAACAAAACTATGATTATACACATTATCTAAATACTGATCAAAATATTTTCCATTCTTCATCATATCAGCAGTAACCCAAGGAGTCTTACTAAACATTTCATACAAAATAGAACGCTTTTCAGGATTATTAGCAACATTATGATTCATGTAAACAAGATTCTTAATATTCTTAGGAACCTTTAACATCTCTATCATTTTACTCTTCTTTTCCAAATGTTTAAACCATCTCTCATTTTCTAATCCAATTGGAAGAGACTCTAATTTATAATGTTTAGTATTTACATTTTGAGAATACCATTTAATTACATTCTCAGGTATTAAAAAAGAACTATCTACTTTGGCATCACTATTATGTGTAATTATAATAAACGTCTTGTCACTTTTTTCTATTAACTTAAATAATTGCTGAACATAAAAAGTATGTGTATACACCACATTTACATTCTTTAAATCAAACATATTTAACGTATTGCTCAATTTACCATAATCCTCTGGCAAACTATGCTCCGGGGCATACGTAAAATCTGCAATTGTCTCAAACTTTTCTCCTGTTATAAAATCCATTACTTAAAAATATTTAGGATTAATCCACCAATCTTCAAATTTATTCCCTTCACACTCTACATCAGCTCGTGCAAATTTATATCCTTCTGCCAATAATAATTTACGTTGAGGCAACCTATCTTCTTGGTTATATAGTTCCCCCATATATAAATTATGTTCTATTGTAATTGCTTTAAATTGCAATTTAAAAAGAGTTACAAACCTTTCTAATGCTTTGTAATTAGTCCCTAAATCATCAATATCTAAACTAAGATAATCCACCACATCAGGAACAATCCCTTTATAATCATATATTAAAGCATCTGTCCGTATAAAACGTGCTTTTCTACGCTGCCAAGCCTTTTTAAAATTCTCTTTGTCTACTGCAATACCGTCCCAACCATTCTCTTCTAATAACAAAGTATTATTAATACTTCTAGGTTTTCTACAACCTATATCCATAAAGAATCCTTTATACCCTTTTGAAAATAAAGAAAGTACCCACTCATCTTGTCCTACTTGACTATATCCTATCATTTCCATGTATATATTAAATTACTTTCCCCTGTTATTGGTATTTCTGGATATGTTGTATAATTTACTTTTAATGCTTTTATCTCATCTTCTGTTAAAGCATTATCTTCTTCACGAAGACCTAAAAAATTAAGTGTCATATACCCTTTAGTAGAGCGTTTAATAATATTCTCTACATAAAAATCTTGGCTCTTCCTATCAAATTCTGAAAATGCATAATTACTTATACACAAATCATATTGTTTTTCTGAAACACCTTTACTACTTCTTAATATTGGATATATATCAAACTTATCAAGATATTTATTACTCAATTGCAGTACTTCGGGCAAATCAACTAAAGTATAGCTCTTAGGTTTAAAGATATCATATATTATCTTACACTGTCCTCCATAACCACAACCAATTTCAATAATATCCAAACCATCTAAACTCCCAAACAATTCTATTAAATCAGAAAGAACTTTTATATATCTCAATGTTGTAGGAGAACCTCTAAATCCAGCAGCTGTATAATTCCAAATTCTAGGTTTCCCTATTGCATCATTTGTTGCAAATTTATGCTTATTAGTTCTGAATAACCCAGGTACCTTTTTATTTATTTGATTAATATATTCATACCCTTGTTCTACTGAAACATGCTCTAATACATATCTATAAGCAGGGTTCCGTTTAAAAGATAAAAACAAAGCCTCATCTTTACAGATATGATTACATGCCTTTTGATATTTATTATAATTAACCATTTTCTTTCACTTTACGCCATGAAATAGCCCAATGATGCATAGCATAACTACTTTCATGTATATATTTATAAGGATTATCTGCATTTATATCATTATTTGGAAGCGGATAAAAAAACGCCATTGGAAAAGCTACAACTCCTTTTGTATCTTTTGTGACTCCTTTAAGAAATTTCCTTGTTACATGATACGCTCCTGTTACATCCATTATTACAGAACCTTTATTCCCATCATATAACTTTTTCAAATTAACAATAGCATTCATTATTGGATGGTTAGGAACAGATGCCATTAAACCATTGTATAAAACCATTTTTAAATCATAAGCAATTCCTATAAAAAAATCAAGGTGTAATAACTCATCAAACGATTTAAGGCATTCAAAATCTGTATCTGCATATATTCCACCATACTGACGAAGGATATCGTAACGAAGAATATCAGACTTCATTCCCTGATTAACTGCATTATCAAATATATCCCTTCTTGTTATTTTAACATCATTTATGTCTTTATCCGTCCATAATTTATATTCCCATGTAGGATGATACTTTTGCCAAGACTCTGTATACTTTTTATATTTATCCGGTAAAGGACTTCCTAACCATATTTGATGTATCTTTTTTGGGATCTTCTGCTTAGGAATATTTGAAAGATACGCTTGACTTATATAATTATTTGCATACAAAGAACGCACAACACCCCAATCAGGGTTTACCTTCTGCATCGCTTGACTATAATTATAGGATTTGCGAATCAAAGTGTCGTATGTTTGTTTTGTGTATATCATTTATTTGTATAATAAGTATACTTATCTAAAATATATTGCTCGTTAATTGTCTGTTCCCCTCCAATATCTGATATGTCTGAACGCTGTGTAGCCACCATCGGATAAGTAATAAAACACTTAAATCTTGGTTGTACAAAAAATTTATAAAAAACATCTAAATTTACTCCTGATGCCACATTATGTTTTTTTACTATATGATCCACCATCTTTTTTGAATTGTAAATTACAGCATGTAGTGTGTACGCCTTATTCAACCTATATAAATTAGTAGAATATCTTTTCAAAGGTCTTTTAAGTGTTGCCCCTAACCATAAAGCATCCCAATCTTTAGGTAATTGTTTCATAGCTTTTTCAACTATACTCCAAGGCTGTATCAATTTACAATCATCTTCAAATATCGCAAATGGAAATTCTTTCTGCTTTTTAAGTATAGTTAAATGTGATGCAGAACAACCATCTTGCCCACAAGAAGCGATAATACCTGGAAACCTCTTCACTTCAAAAGGAAAAGATTGCTCCTGAAAAAGTTTTAACCTGTCAGGTCGGCTATCTAAATTAATTACAAACGCCTTCATAATCATTTATTTTGATCCACTCCTGTGGAAGTCTTAACTTATTTGAATCTTCTTCACTATCCCCAAGATATCTGTGAGGACAAACTACCATTTTATCAGGATTAGAATTTAATACTGCTGCCCACCAACTAAAAGTGCTATTTGTTATTATATTATGTCGGCACATCCGCATTAATTCAAATGCCAGATAATCGTCAATATCTACAAAAACCAATTTCCTTGAAAAGAAATCCTGATTAAACGTTTTCTTACACCAGGGAATATCATCACTGAAAATAAATAAATCCCCTTTAATACGTTTTACCTTTGTAAGAGCATCAAAATAATAATTAGCAGAAAGATTATAAAAATCTCCTTTTCTACATAACAAATAATCCCCTCTCCTTACATGAAGTGAAATTGACTCCGTACTCCAAATCATCTCAGCATACTTCAAAAACTTCTCTGTATAAACCTCTGTCTTTAACTGAAACTCTTTTTGTAATTGTGGGATAATATTTTTATAGTATGGAAAGTATTGCCAATAACCCTCAAAGTTATTTTCATTTTGCATTTTAAATAATTGCATATTAAATCCTACTTTAGCTTCATTTATTGTCGGATTTTCTTGTATACACTTTCCAAAATTCAAACGTTCTACCTGAAACATAGGTAATCTGAATAAACGAGGATACTTAGACTTAGCCCTTTCCTTTGTTTGAGTCCACGAGATATCATACATTACTTCTTTTCCATGCTGTTGTAAAACAGTTCCAAAAGCATATTGAAACAACTGATTCCCTAAACCCCCCATTATTTTTATAACGTTCATACCAATTCTTCT